ATCATTTTTAGATATTAGAGTAGAAGGTACAGAAAATACTTTTGATGATCAAGCAATTAATGAAGTTTTAAATGTTCAACGTAAAAATGATGAAGGTAATATGCTTTGGGAAGTATTTAATCGTGTTCAGGAGAATATCATTGAAGGTAATTTCGAGTATATTACAAAAACAGGAAAAAAACGTCAAGCTCGAGTTATTAAGAATTTTAAACAAGATCAAGACGTAAATAAAAAAATGTTTAGTAAAGCATTAGAATTCGTAGCATAATGAAAAGGATAACAGAAAAAGTAGCGAAGGGGTTTATTCCCCTTCGTGAAAATTACGGAAATACCGGTATTGAAAACGCAGCTTTCTTTACCATCACCCCAAGTGAACGAGGTGAGGGATGGGAAGACGTAACGTATTATACCGAAAAAAAGTATGGGCTTTATGCCGATCAAGGTGAAGGAGATCAATGGGTATATGTATTATCTAACCCTTCATTACCTAAAGAATATCTAAAAATTGGATATACTAAATTAAAACCTGAGGAGAGGGCAATCCAAATATCATCTGCTACAGGTGTTCCTACACCTTATAAAGTAGAATGGGCTTACAAGTGTTTTAATGGTGAAATGGTAGAAAGAATGACTCATGAGAAATTAAAAGCTTTTAGAGTTAATAATAGAAAAGAATTTTTCCATGTTAGTTTGGAAGAAGCAAAAGATAATATTATATTAATCGGTAATAAATTTAAATAAAATGAATATAACACAAGAACAATCAAACCACGATAACTTAAGAACTGAATTATTAAATGATTTAGTAGCTACTACAACTGTAATGGATGAAGTTTGGAGATACCATCCAGATAATCCACAAAAGAAAGATGTTGTAAAAGAATATGAAATTTTAAATCAAATTACTAAGGATATAGAGATTGAATTGGAAAAACTAGAAAATATTAGAGGATAAAATATTTAAATTATTTGTAGATGGTAAAGATATCAATGGTGATAAAACCAATGAAGAAATCCAGGAATTTATGAATGGGCCTTATGCCAAAATAGGAATGTTTGTCAAACTTATCCAAAATCATGAAGTATTTCATAAAAAATTAGAAAAATTCTTAAAACAAGAACAACCTGATTATAATGTAGAGTCAACTAAGGAAGCATCGGAATATACTGTATATCATAGAGCTTGGAGTTATATTAAAAATATTGATATAGATAATAGTGATCATATTAATGCTATTATAAATTTTGACCCTAAGATATTTTATAAAACCCTAGATGGAGCAGTTAACTTTTTTGAAGGGTATGAAGAATACGAAAAATGCGCAAGACTTCATAAAATTAAAGAGATAGTAAAGAAAATTTAAAAATAGTTAGGTTACTCAAAATCCTATTCGTACATTTGAAATACAGGTTTTGGGGAAAGAGGGATATGGAAATAAAGGTTTAAAAAGGGATAAAATTATCCCATATATAATGTTATAAATTATGAGAAATAGAGAAACAATAAATAGGAAATTAGAGACATTAGACCATGTTCTAATTAATTTACAAAGAATTGTAGGCACCAACGAACCAGTTCAAACTTACAAAAAAGGGATTGAAAAAGGTCAAGATATTGTGGAAGATATTAGATCTATGATTGAAAGAGAACCAATGATTAATGAATAGATTTAATCAACTAATAAATGCATTTGGAAACATGCCTGCTATATATGAGGGAATTAAAAACCGAATATTTGTAAAAGAGGATGTTGAACAAATAGCTGCTATTAGATGGTCAATTTGTCAACAATGTACTTACCTAGATAAAAAAGGGAGTAAATGTACCTTACCCGGTACCCAACCTTGTTGTTCTTTATGTGGTTGTTCTATGGCAAGTAAAACACGATCTTTAATATCTTCTTGCCCCGATGGAAAATGGGCTAAATTTATAGAAGATAAAGAAACAGCAGACGAATTAATTAAAAATTTAAAATAAAAGTTATGAAATTATCCGCAGAACAAATCCAATCAAATTGGATTGAATTTAATACTAACATTGAAACATATATTACTGGAGATCGTAAACAACGTTTACTTGATTTCTATAGCAAGTATGAAGACCGTATTATATTAATGCCAGCAGCTCATAAGAAAGAATACCATTCAGCATTCCCAGGTGGATACGTAGATCACGTTAATAGAGTAGTAAAAGCAGCTTTGTCCATGTCCGCTGTATGGGAAGGATTTGGTTGTGATATGACGACATTTACCCAGGAAGAACTGGTATTTTCGGCGATTAACCATGACCTAGGTAAAATGGGATCTGATACTGAAGAAGCATATGTGCCTCAGACAGATAATTGGAGACGTGATAAGTTAGGTGAAGATTATATGTTTAATAAAGCATTACCATTCGCAGCCGTTCCAGATCGTGGATTATTTTTACTTCAGCAACATGATATCAAATATACATTCAATGAAATGATTGCTATCCAGACACATGATGGTTTATATGACTCAGCAAATGAGAAATATTTAAAAGCATTCATGCCAGAACAGAAACCTCGCACATCTCTTCCATTTATTTTACATCAAGCTGACATGATGGCGGCGCGTATTGAATTTGAGATTGAATGGTTACCAAAGTTCTCTAAAAATAGCGTGGATACGCCAAAGAAGAATTATACATTGGCGTCAAATCAAAAAGGCACTTCAAAACAAAAGGCACTTAATACAGTGTCTAGTGTAGGATTAAAAAACATGTTAGATAGCTTATGATATTAAATATAGCACTTATTATATTAGGGATTTTGGTCGTTGTCTTAGGATACACGACCATCAACCTATTAAAGAAAAATGAGAAAATGCTAGAAATAATCATCAATCAAAATAGTTATATAGCAGAATTCTCAAAACAACTAGAAATATCAGATAAGCGTTTACAAGATGTAGATTCTAAAGGGATATTCAAGGCTGATGATGAAATAGGTTGGATTTTTGATCAAATAAAGGTAATACAAACCAATTTATCAAGATTTAAAGTCCAATAACATTTATGGCCCCAATAAAGAAAAAACGTAGACCTAAGAGTAAGAACTATTTCACTCAAGATACAGAAGATGCTATTGTATTATATAATAATACTGAATGTTCTGAAATAAGAAGTAAAATTTACGATAAAGAAATTCATTATGCTTTCTTTAAACTTACTCAAAACATTATCCACACATTTAAATTTTACCATACCGAAGTAGAAAATTTAGAACATCTTCAACATGAGATAATTGTTTTCTTATTATCTAAAATCCATTTATTTGACCCAACAAGAGGGGCCAAAGCATACTCGTATTTTGGAACTATTGTAAAACGTTGGTTAATCCTATACAATACCAAAAATTATAATAAAAAAATTAAAAAAGTACCTGTTGATGTATTAACTGGAGAACATTCGACCCACACATATAAAATGGGAGATGAAGAAGTTAAAACTGACTTAGATAAATATATTGACATATTTGTAGACCATGTTACATCAAATATCTTCGAGTTATTTCCTAAAAAGAATGATGCCCAAATAGCAGATGCAATTTTAGAATTATTTCGTAAACGAGAAACTATAGAGGTTTTTAATAAAAAAGCACTTTATATATACATTCGTGAAATTATAGATGTAAAAACTCCTAAAATAACCAAAATTGCAGATAAACTCCATGGTATCTTTAAACAACAATATATATTTTATTTAGAGAACGGATACGCTAAATTCTAATTCCTTCCTATATCCATATTTATAACAAAACAACATTATGGGCGCATTAGACAGTGTAGTATTTGGTAATAAAAAATTCTCAGATATATTAAATGAGATATATGATAACCAAAAAACTAAACAACAACAAATTGGAGGACTTATCTCAGAATTAAAACCACTTATAAATGATATAGGTGATGCTACTTTAATTGTTCCTCTTATTAAAGAATATATGGAAATAGGTGTTCGAAATGACGAACAGCTAATAAAAATGGCTACAATTATACAACGTGTTTTAAACAATTCAATTAGTGATGATCCTACTGGTATTACAGATGCTGAAAAAGAGCAATTAATGGCTGAACTTGATAAACTAAACGATAATTATGAAGCTAATAAGGATAAATAATGTTATATAGTGGTCTTTCATATTTATTTAACTCTGCAACTTCTACAATTGCTTCTTCAATAAGTAATTTAGAAAACGACACTAACATGTTTTTTATTGCTAGGGTAATTGATATTTCCCTTAATAGTAATTCTGAAATATTTAATAATTCAGGAGGATGGGCCGGTATTGGATCTATTAAATTCCAACAACTAGATATATCAGTAACTCCTAGTTCAAAAAATGAAGAATTAACAACTTTTGCTAGACCTATTACAGGTCAATTAAAAAATTATCCTCTAGTAAACGAATTAGTATTAATATTTAGAGGGCCTTCAACTAGTCAAACACAAATAACAAATACTAAAAATTTTTATTATATAAGTACTGTTGCTATTTGGGGTAATCAACATATTAATGCTTATCCTGACTCTTATTTTACAAATACGAGTTCATCACCCTCTATGAATAAATCAAATGATGAAATTCTAGCAGGTAGTACTAAAAAACCTTCTACTCAACCCACAACTATACCTTTAAATGGTAATAGTGGGGGTACATTTACTGAAAAAGGAAACATCCACCCAGTCTTACCTTTTGCAGGAGATAATATACTTGAAGGTAGATTTGGTAATAGTATCCGATTGGGTAACACATCAAAAACGGGAGGTTTACAAAATCCTTGGTCTTCTACAGGGGAAAATGGGGATCCTATTACAATATTAAAAAATGGTCAACCCTCTTCAGGTAGTTCAAAAGGATTTGAACCTATAGTTGAAGATATAAATACAGACCCAACATCTATATATTTAACCTCTACACAAAAAATACCAATTGAAGTAGCTTCTTCAATTCAAGGGGTAGGAGAAGGATCTGTAGTTCCATTTTCAAATTTATCTAAGAAAAAATTTCAATCTCCAAAATCCTATAATGCACCCCAAGTAGTATTAAATTCTGGGAGATTGTTATTCAACTCTACTTCGGATTGTATAATGATGTCATCTCAAAAGTCTATATTAGCGGAAGCCCGAGAAGATATTGGTATGAAATCTTTAGAAGGTAATTTAACCTTACAATCAGACAAAGGAATTGTATCATTAGGTGGTTTATCGTCTGAACAACCTGTAGTAAGAGGAACTGAGTTTTCAAATTCTTATGCAGTTCTATTAGATGCTATGGAGCTTTTAGTTGAAGCTCTATCTAAAGAATCAATGATACCTGCAGCAGCCTCTACTGCAACCTTAATTATAGACATGATAAAAGAAATAAATGTAGAAGATTCTTCAAAATTTCCTTTTCTATCTGACAAAGTAAAAACTATTTAAAATGACAGAAGAAGAAAAGGCAGCAGCTAAAGAAGAGGCAAAAAAACAAGGTAAGGATGCTTTAATACAATTAGCAACGGTATTTATGCAATCCCCACAGGGTCAAGCATTAATTGCCACCTATAATTCTTTACCTATTTCTGAAGTTAAAGCAATCATTAATGACCCAGAAAAATTTAGAAAATATATACCTATAATAAAGGTTTATACTACTGAGGGTAGAATATATGATAAAAAGAAAAATGAACCTATAGTAGGTTTTAAGGTAGAACCTAAATTTGCTTTATATCCTGTAAAATCAGAAATAAAAACCAGAAAAGTTAAAATACCTGATCCTGATGGTAAACCTAATATATTAGGAATTATCCCTAAAAAAAAAAAAAAAA